AATATTGAGGTTGGGGCGGAGGATATCGAATGTGGCATCTCCCTGCCCATTGATGCAGGCGCTCCCAAAGTGTTACTGCTCCATGATGGTTGAGCGACTTTCGCTCCAACACCTAAAAGGGAAAGAAAATGGCTATTGAAAAAGATGCAGGTCCAGGTGGTGCTTTAGAGCAACAGATGCTTGAACAAGCTGAAGTGTTGGTTGGAGATGCGCTAGGTGAAAACCCTGGAGTTTTTAACTTTGACGATGGTTCTGCTATTGTTGGAGAATACACAGAAATGGAAGCAACGGTTGAAGCTGCTTTTGATTCTAATTTAGCAGACTTCATGGAAGATGGAGATCTTGGTCAAATATCAAATGGTTTGATTGGGAGCATTGACGATGATTTCTCATCTAGACAGGATTGGGAAGATACATACAAGCGTGGTCTAGATTACTTAGGAATGCAGAATGAAGAAAGAGTTGAGCCTTTTGAGGGTTCCTCTGGCGTTGTTCATCCCCTTTTGGCTGAAAGTGTTACACAATTTCAAGCACAGGCATACCGTGAGATGTTGCCTGCCACTGGTCCTGTTAGAACACAGGTAATTGGAGGACAGAATGAACAGCTTACGAAGCAAGCTGAACGTGTAAAAGACTACATGAATTACATGATTACCTATGAGATGGAAGAATATGACCCAGAAATGGATCAAATGTTGTTTTACCTTCCGATTGTAGGCTCAACATTCAAGAAAGTTTACTTTGATCCTCTAAAAGGTCGTGCAGTAAGCCAGTTTGTGCATGCTGAAGACTTAGTTGTGCCTTATGGAGCTACAGATTTAGCTACATGTCCTAGAATTACGCATGTAATTAAGATGGATTCTAACGAAGTAAGGAAGCTTCAGTTAGCAGGTTTCTATCGTGACGTTGATTTACCCGATAATGGGTCAAGTGGCGAGGAAATGTCAGAGGTTCAAGAGACAATTAACGAAATACAGGGTGTTCACCCTAGTAATGCGTCTGTTGAACTAACATTATACGAGGTTCACACCGATTTAGACCTCAAAGGCTTTGAAGACATGGGCAATGATGGCGCTCCTAGCGGCCTAAAACTGCCATATATCGTTACAATCGTGGAAGATACGGGTGAAGTCCTATCAATTCGTAGAAATTACGAAGAAATGGACACAATGATGCGGCGCAAGGACTATTTTGTGCATTATAAGTTCCTTCCAGGGCTAGGTTTCTATGGTCTTGGTCTTACGCACATGATTGGCGGCTTGGCACAAGCTTCTACCTCTATTTTACGTCAATTAATTGATGCGGGTACTCTTTCCAACTTACCTGCGGGATTTAAGGCTCGTGGGGCAAGGATTCGAGATGAAGACAACCCCCTACAGCCTGGAGAGTTCAGAGATATAGACGTTGCAGGCTCTGATATACGCTCTTCTTTGATGCCTTTGCCATTTAAAGAGCCTTCAGGTACATTGTATAACCTTTTGGGCACTCTCGTGGACGCAGGGCGGCGTTTTGCGGCTATGGCAGACATGAAAATAGCCGAAATGGGCGGTGAAACGCCTGTTGGAACAACAATGGCTATTATGGAACGCGGCACAAAAGTTATGTCTGCGATCCATAAACGCATGCATTATTCGCAAAAAATTGAGTTTAAGCTGCTATCTAAGGTGTTCTCTGAAACCATTCAGGCGTATCCATATATGCCATCAACAGAAGTTGGTCCTGAGATATTCGCACAAGATTTTGATGCAAGGGTTGATGTTTTACCTGTAAGTGATCCTAACATCTTTTCTATGGCACAGCGTATTGCGCTTGCACAAACACAGTTACAGTTAGTTCAGTCAAACCCACAGATTCACGGTGGGCCACAAGGATTGTATCAAGCTTATCGTAAGATGTATGAGGCACTTGGCGTAAATAATATTGATGCTATTTTGCCAACACCTCCACAGCCACAGCCAATGAATGCGGCTATGGAGAATAAAATCTCTATTACTGGCGGTATGCCACAAGCATTTCCACAGCAAGATCATAAAGCGCATATGGAAACGCATTTAGCAATTATGTCTACGCCTGTAGTTCAAATGAACCCACAAGCTATGGCAACGCTCCAAGGACATATTCAAGAACACATTGGTATGTTGGCAGAGCAACAAGCACAGCAAATGGTCATGGAACAAGCGGGTCCAGAGGTTCAGCAAAATCCAGAGGCTATGCAGATGTTACAGCCTGCAATTGAGCGTCAAGCTGCAATGATTATCGCTGATCTTACGGAAGAATTTACACAAACAGTTGAGCCTGTGGGTGAGGGAACCGATCCTCTTGTTGCAATTAGGCAACAGGAATTACAATTAAAAGCAGCAGATTTGGAACGTAAATCTACAGAGTTTGAAGCCAAACAAGAATTAGAGCGTGAGAAAGAAATGGCTGACGCTAGTTTGGCTACAGAAAGGCTAAACCTACAACAAGATGCTTTAGCCGATAAAACAAGAGTCGCAGAAGATCGTATTCAAACACAAAGGGATATTGCGGCTATCAACGCACAAATGAAAGGAGTCAGGCAATGACTAGTACAGTAAGGGCTAAAATGGCTCAAGTTGAAAAAGAAAAGAAGGTAGCTAGAAGAGAGGCGATGGCTAATCCAGAAGTAGTCACAGAAATGGTTCGTGCTCGTAGCGATAAAGGACACTATATAGCAGATGACCCAAAAACTGAAATCAATGAAGCTTGGGTTGAAAAACCCAAAAAGAAAACAGCTTCCAAAAAGAAAACCGCAAAAAAAAGCTAACAAAGAATCCGTTAGCCGATTTAGCAAAATAGCTAGACCCCAGAAATTTAGAGGTGTTTTGTAAAACTCTGGGATAAATACTTGTATTCTCCGATGGATTGTATAATGTCCTAGTATGGAGATCACATGGACGCACTAAACCTAGCCGAATACCTCTATAAAAAGTTACGTCAACGCCGTGATGACATACAGGTGTCTTTAGGCACAGGTAACATTGGTTCATTCGATGATTACAAGTATGCGGTTGGACAGGTTAAAGGTTTGACGTTCATGGAAGAAGAAATCAAAACAGCAATGAAAAATATTGAGCTATCAGATGAATAAAAAACTGTATGTGCCTGAAAGTATGGCAAGAAAACCAAAAGACATGGAAAATATTTCTACGCCTATAAAGACTGCTTTTGGAAAAGATAAAGAAAAAAGCAAGAACGAAAATGACCCTTCTGAAATGGAAACTTCAGTATTAGAGAGACTTCCACAGCCAACTGGATATAGAATTTTAATAATTCCTTATTATCCAAGTGAGAAAACCAAAGGCGGTGTTTATGTTCCTGATGCAGTTAGAGATAGAGAAGCCTTTGCAACAGTAGCAGCTTATGTCGTAAAACTAGGTCCAGATGCATACCAAGACTCCCAGAAATTCCCAACTGGTTCGTGGTGTTCTGAAAAAGATTGGGTTCTTATAGGAAGATATGCGGGAAATAGGTTTAAAGTGGAAGGACTTGAGGTTCGTATTATAAATGACGATAATATTATAGCCACAATACTTGACCCCAAAGACATTTCGTATGTATAAGATAACAGAGGAGCATTTTTGCTATGCAAGCAGAAGCACAAGAACAAGAAGTTGAAGAAGTAACATCCGTAGAAATAGAGGATGATTCAGAGGTTATTGAAGAGTCTTCTGAAGAGCAGCAGGCATCCTCTGATGAAGATTCTGATGATGAGCAAGAGCTTAGAGATTATGAATCTCCAAATAAAAAGAAAAAAGACCCACAGCGTAGAATTAAACATTTAACTGCATTAAGAAAAAAGGCTGAAGAAGAAGCAGCCGCCGCAGTAGAATATGCGCAACAAGTCAAAGCTCAAAATGATGAGTATAAAAAACGTCTTTCAACCTTAGACAAGGGATATATGTCTGAGTACGAAGGAAGAGTTACAACACAAGAAGCCCAAGCAAAACGTGCATTAGCAGAAGCACATGAAGCAGGCGATTATGAAAAATTAGCAGATGCTCAATCGGCAATATCACAAATTGCTATTGAAAAAGAGCGTCTTCGTTTACAGAAACAACGTTCTCAGCAGCAAGCTCAAGAGTATGCTGCTCAACAAGAACAGGTGCAACAGCAACCCCGTCAACAAGCCCCTCAACCACAGCGTGACCCAAAGCTAGAGTCATGGTTAGAAAAAAATAAGTGGTTTGGTCAGGATAAGGTTATGACAGGTGCTGCAAGAGCAATTCACGAAACGTTAGTTGCGGAAGAGGGATATGCCCCTACAACCGATGAATATTATTCAGAAATTGATCGGCGCATGCGTTCTGAAATGCCTAATAAGTTTGCAAGTGGCAAGAAAAACGTCCAATCTGTCACTCCTTCGGGGAACGGTACTCGTTCACTGGTAAATGGACGGAAAAAGCAAGTGGATCTAAACCCTGGTCAAGTCGCATTGGCTAGTAAATTAGGTATACCCTTGGAAAAATACGCACAAGAAGTGCAAAAATTAGCGAATCGGAGAGACTAATGGCGGATCGTACCCCACGAGAAGTAGACACTCGGCAAAGCCAAGAACGTAAAGTTTGGAGGCCAGGAACAGCCTTAGAAGCTCCAGAACCACCTTTAGGGTATAAGCATCGTTGGATTCGAGAATCCGTGATGGAGTTTGATGACAAAACTAATGTCCATAAAAGGCGGCAAGAAGGATATGAACTCGTTCGCGCAGAAGAATATCCAGAGTATTCAGGTCCAGTTGTAGATGAAGGAAGAAACGCAGGCATCATAGGTGTTGGCGGTTTAGTTCTTGCTCGTATACCTACTGAACTGGCAAAGCAACGCAATCAGCATTACCAGAAGAGTACACAAAATCAGATGGAAGCTGTTGATCGTGATTGGATGCGTGAAAATAACCCCGCGATGCCAAAATTGGCACCTAACCGTAAATCTAGTGTGAGCTTCGGTTCACGCAATAAATCTGAAGGATAGATAAGATGGCGAATCAAGACGCTCCCTTTGGCCTTCGTCCAGTAAAAAGTAGCACAAGTTCTCAACGGCAGAACCGCTACCGTATTGCTTCTGGATACAACACCAACATCTTCCAAGGCGACCTAGTAACGGTTGCAACTTCTGGAACAGTTGTTCGTGTTGCAGCAGGAGATAATGCTTTATGTCTGGGCGTATTTAATGGTTGTCAATATGTAGATCCTAACGGAAATATAATATTTTCTAATCATTGGCCTGCAAACGCAACTGGCACTGACATTTTTTGTAATGTCATTGACGATCCAAGTGCATTTTTCGAGATTCAAGCAAACGCTGCATTTCCTGTAACGGACTTGTTTGGAAATTTCGATATTGTGGATAATAACCCTGTTGGAAGTACAGTAAGTGGCAATTCTAATATGGAAATTGCTGTGTCAACAGGCAATACCACAGCCGCATTAGCCTTAAAAGCTATGGATATTTCTCAAGACCCTGAGAATAGCGACACAACCACCGCGAACACAAATGTGATCGTAAAAATCAACAACCACCTATTCAGTGCAGGCACTGTAGGTCTAGCATAAGGAGATTGAGTTATGGCTATTTCAAGATCACAGCTCGTCAAAGAGCTAGAACCTGGACTTAACGCTTTGTTTGGTATGGAATATGACCGTTATGAAGGCGAACATGCAGAAATTTATGACACAGAGGCATCAGATCGTGCTTTTGAAGAAGAAGTTATGCTTGTTGGTTTTGGTAATGCTCCAACTAAAAGTGAAGGCTCAGGAGTTGAATTTGACAACGCAAATGAAGCGTATACTGCTCGTTATTCACACGAAACAGTTGCACTCGCATTTGCACTAACTGAAGAAGCTGTTGAAGACAATTTGTATGACCGCCTTGGTGCTCGTTATACAAAGGCATTAGCCCGTTCAATGGCACACACAAAGCAAGTGAAAGCTGCTGCAACGCTTAATAATGCGTTTGATGCAAACTTCACTGGTGGTGACGGTGTTGAACTTTGTTCAGCAGTTCATCCACTATCAGGCGGAGGCACATTTCGTAATGAGCCTGCAACTGCTGCTGACCTCAACGAAACTTCACTTGAGAATGCTCTTATTGACATCTCAACGTTCGTTGATGAACGCAACATGATTATTGCTTTGCGTGGCACTAAGATGATTATTCCACCACAACTGCAATTCGTTGCAGATCGTTTGTTGGAATCAACTCTTCGTGTCGGCACTGCTGATAATGATGTTAATGCAATCCGTAACATGGGTATGTTACCAGAAGGTTACACTGTTAACCATTTCTTGACAGACCCAGATGCGTTCTTCCTTAAAACAGACGCTCCAAATGGCTTTAAGCACTTTGAGCGTTCGCCAATGAGAACGAATATGGAAGCAGATTTTGATACAGGAAACATGAGATTCAAGGCTCGTGAGCGTTATAGCTTTGGCTTTAGCGACCCACGTTGCGTATTTGGTTCCCCTGGAGCATAATTTGTGTTAAGATAGAGTATAAGCATTTTTTCATGTTTTGCTCCTTAAACTTAGAGGCGGCGCGAGTCGCCTCTTTCTTTTTGTTAAATATGTGGTATTGTGTGATTATCCCTGACAGCGGCATTGGGCTGCTGACACAACCCAAGACAGGAGATTGACATGGGTATTACTACTTTTTCTGGCCCTATAAAGGCAGGAACAATCAAAAATACAACAGGAACAACTCTTGGTTCTGACATTGCAAATGTCGGTCAAGTTGTTATGGCACAAACATTTTCAGCAGATTTATCTGGCGGTGCATTAGCCGCGTCTGTTACAAACGTTGTTATTCCTGCAAACTCTCAGATAATTGACTGTGTTATTGATGTTATTACTGCTGCCAACGCAACAACAAATTTGAGCATCGGTGATACTGTAGGTGGCGCTGCTACTATTTTAAACACGTTTGCAAGTGGAACAACTGCGGGTCGTAAATATCCAACTACAGAAGCAGGCGCTGCATTAGCTTGGCAAGACACAGGAACAGCGGATATTCGTTTGACTGTTACTGCTTCTGCTGCAACAAATGCGGGTTTAGTTCGTTTTACAATTTTGTATCAGCAAAACAATAACCTAGCGTAATAGGAGGCTAATATGGCAGGTCCAGTACAAGCATTTAATCATGCACAAGGAAGTGCTGCGGCTGTTGTTGGCCCCGCACGTTCACGCATTCGTCAAATTGTAATATTTGCAAGCGCGGCAGGAGCGTTTACAATTAAAGATGGAAGCGGTTCAGGTTCTACGTTACTTACACAAACATTTCCGACAGGTTATCATCAAATAAACATTCCCGATGATGGAATACTTGCCACAAGTGGTGCGTTTGTTAGTGCGTTTACAGGAAGTAGCAATCAACTGACGCTCTTTCTGTCTTAAAGGTGCAACATGGCTCGTAAAAGAGACAAAATGCCTGCAAGAAACAAAAAGAATTTCCGCTCCACTAAATCTGGGGCGGGAATGACCAAAGCAGGTGTCGCTGCTTACAGGCGAAAAAACCCAGGATCAAAGTTAAAAACAGCGGTAACTGGCAAAGTAAAGCCAGGAAGTAAAGCTGCAAAAAGGCGTAAGTCATTTTGCGCTCGTTCCGCAGGTCAAATGAAGAAATTTCCAAAAGCAGCTAAAGATCCCAATAGTCGCTTACGTCAGGCAAGAAAAAGGTGGAAGTGTTGAACAAACAAGTCACGATAGCTCTTTCAACAGCCTTTATCATAGGTGTTGGTGGTGTTGGTTATAGTTGGGCTGATTGGGTTACAAAAACTCTTATTGCAGTAGACAAAAGAACAGAGGTTATGGCCTCTCAAATTAGCTTTATTAAAGAACATATGGAGAGAAATTATGGCAATGTCGAGGGCGCAAATGAGCGAACAAGTATCCAAGCCACCTTCAAAGAATAAAACGCCAAAAGGCTTAACTTATTACAGAAAAGGCGGAAAAGCTTCTGCTAAATCAAAAGGTAGTAAAATTTGTCCAGAGGGTAAGGCATGGGCAAAACGTACTTTTGATACCTATCCTTCAGCGTATGCAAACATGGCGGCATCTAAATACTGCAAAGACCCCAACTACGCTAAAGGTTCTAAAGGAAAGAAGAAAAAGTAATGGGTGCTCTTAAAAAATGGAGAGATCAGCAATGGGTGAGGATAGGAACCGATGGTAGTATCAAAGGTCCGTGTGGCACTTCAAAAGATAAAAAGAACCCTGATAGGTGTCTTCCAAAGAATAAAGCAAATAGTCTTTCAAAGGAAGAAAGAGCATCCACTGCCCGAAAAAAGAAAAGTGCAGGTAAAAAAGGCAAAACAGTCGTTAAAAACACCAAAGCCGCAGAAGTCAAATTTGCAAAAAAAGGCGGTGAAATCAAACAAACAAAAGCCAAAAGGCCGTTCAAAGGGAAGGCCAAAAAAGGCACAGCCGTAGCAAGAGGATGCGGTGCAATTATGAAGAATCGACGTAAGCGCACAAAAGGTGCGGTTAGACAATCGTGAAAGGAGATAACTTATGGCGATGAAAAAGAAAGGCTACCGTAGCGGTGGTAAGGTAAAAAGAATGAACAAGGGTGGAGCCGCAGGTGGTAAGAAGCCTATGATGATGAAAAAAGGTGGTAGAGCAGGCGGTGCAAAGAAAATGACCGTAGCTGAACTTCGTTCTGCTGCTAAGAAAATGGGTTATAAAGTAACTAAAGCGTAATGCCATATTTACATAGCAATATACCCTATTTTAAGGCATGGGTTCGCCGTGAATACACTCATAACCATGAGGATTATCACGGCGAATTTTTACATGCTATGGTTGTTGGCGTTACATCAATGCCAAACAGGTGTCTTAGCTTTCAGGTTATCTTCACTGGTAGTGAAGCTGAAGGTGAAGAAGAGGACACAGTACACGGTGGAGCAATGTGGGCTAGAATGCCCATAACCGCGTTAGTTGCCGACATTCCCTTAGATGAATGGCCTGAACCAATGGAAACTTATGATGCACAGCCTTGGGATTGTGCTTCTTATAATCATGCAGTGTATGTAATAGATCGTGCTACCCCGTGCCCTTGGTTGGCAAAGGTAGATGGTCAAATGCATCCTGCAAAGTATCTTTTTACAGTTGATTACGCAGAGAGCGAGATAGCAGACGATCCTGCACAACACAAACAAAGTCACATTTTACAACTACTGGACGCGGGAGAGTGGACAGGTAATATCGTGGCTTTGCCAAATAACAGAGTAAGAGTAACGCACCCTGCATGGTTTGCTGCGGGAGAGGGTGCGCCTGATTTTAAACCTTCACAACATATACACTATTCAAAAAGTGATTTAGACTATACACTAGATGTCAATCGTATTTTTGATAATCTTTATAACGAGGACTAAAAATGGCTATATCAGGATCAACAGACTTTGAATTAGATGTAGCTGAATATGTAGAAGAAGCTTTTGAGCGTTGTGGCTTAGAAGCTCGTACTGGCTACGACCTGAAAACAGCCAAAAGATCTCTTAATCTGATGCTTGCTGATTGGGCAAATCGTGGACTTAATCAGTGGACTATAAAGCAAAGAACACAGGCATTAACAACTTCTGATGGTCAATATGACATGCTAACAGACGTTATTGATGTTCTTTCTGTTGTTGTAAGAAGAAGCGGCACAGACTTTACAATGGATAGGATTAGCAGGGATACATACCTTGCTATTCCTACAAAAACCACTACTGGAAGGCCAACTCAGTTTTTTTTAGACAGGCAATTAACACCAAATTTAAAGATATGGCCCTTACCAGAAAATAATACAGATGTGCTAGTTTATGACTGTTTAACAAGAATAGATGATGCTGATGCTCAAGTTAATACAATGGACATACCATTTAGGTTTTACCCATGTTTATCAGCAGGTTTAGCTTATTATATTGCTTTAAAACGTGCTCCAGAACGTGTTCAAATGTTAAAAGCGGTTTATGAAGAAGAAATGAGAAGAGCGATTGATGAAGATAGAGATCGTGCTTCTTTTCAAATTACACCAAGTTTAGGAAACTACCGTATTGTCTAAATTTGCAACAGGAAAACATGCTTTTGGCATATCAGACCGATCTGGATTCAGATATCGGTTAAAAGATATGCGTAAAGAATGGAATGGATTGCTTGTTGGCAGAGATGAATGGGAAGAAAAACACCCTCAATTGCAGCCACTTAGAGCCGTTCCTGATCCCCAAGCATTAAGAAATCCAAGACCAGAGCAAAATTTAACTGAACAAAGAGAAATACAATATGGCTATGATCCTGTTGGGTTTCAAGACATACCTGGTATCACTCCTAGAAATAATTTAACTGCTCTTGGGGAAATTGGCACAGTTACAATAAATATTTCAGATTCTGGAAATGATGATATAGCTCCGTCTGGAGTTAGTTCTAATGCTCTCATAGGAACTGTTGTAATAAACACAACAGGAGATGCCGATGTCACGGTTAATCCAACAGGATCTGCGGGAACTTCAGCGATAGGTTCTTTAACAGTGACAGGAGACACTGTTTATACGGTTACTGTTGCTAATCCTGGGTCAGGAAACAAGTATTATATCGACGGCGTTTTACAGCCAACTCTTAGTTTGTCTGAAGGTAGCACCTATACTTTTAATTGGTCAGCCGCTACAGGGCATCCTCTTCGCTTTTCAACTACGTCAGATGGCACACATGGCGGCGGCTCTGAATATACAACAGGGGTGACAATTAACACAGGAGCGTATACATCTACGATTACAGTAGCTGTTGGTGCTCCTACTTTGTTCTACTACTGCCAGTACCATAGCGGCATGGGGGGTCAGATTAACACAACATGAGTTTTACATATTTACAATTAAAAGATGCTATAAAAGCATACGCAGAATACGAAGAAACAAGCTTTGTAAATAACATACCGTTGTTTATTAGATTATCTGAGGAACGCATACTTAAAAACGTTCAGTTAAGTTTATTCCGTAAAAATGCAAATGCACAAACCAGTGCTTCTGTGCAGTATATAAAAGTTCCTTCTGATTTTTTAGCACCATTTTCTATGAGTATGGCAGGATCTGATGGAGATAAATTCTTTTTAGATTTTAAAGATCCTAGTTTTCTTCAACAATATACACCAGACCCAACCACGACAGGATCTCCTAAATACTACTGTGTCTTTGATGTTGATAACTTTTTATTAGCACCCACCCCGAACGCTGCTTTTACCGCAGAGCTTCATTATTTTTATAGACCACAAAGCATTACGGAGCTATCAGATAGTTCAACAACGTGGTTAAGTGAGAACGCTGAAATGGCTTTATTGTATGGAGCAATGATTGAGGCGTACATTTATATGAAGGGCGATCAAGATATGATGGCAATGTATAATAAACGTTTTGAAGAATCTATTGTTGGTATTAAGATGCTTGGCGAAGCAAAAGAAACAACTGACGAGTACCGAACTGGAAAAGTTATAAGGGCTAAACAATAATGTTTAAAATAGATGTAAGTGTTCCTAGAGATGAATCTTTAGTTCAAATAAACACAACCCATAATAGGGGTCTTACCC